ATTCTACTTAATGATGAAACGGCCATGGTATTATCTCCTATATACTTTATTTATGGTTGTATTTGCCATGGTATTAACTGGCAGTAGCCACTGTGCTAACGCTGGAAGCAATTGATCCAGTGTTCTGAATACGCAACGGAATGTAGATAAATTCAACTGATTTAACTGGTTCGATCGCAATATCCACATACAATTCGTTGGCATCAATTGTGGCTGGTGAGTTGTTGCTTAAATCACAAACCACCAAGTAATCATAGATTCCACGTTTTGCCACCAAATCAAGCATTAAACTAGTGCATGAGTTTGTAATTTGATTGCGTGTAATTTGGTCGTTGGGTTCAAACAAGTATTGATTACCAATTTCTTGTAAGCGTCCACGTATAAATGCAACCAAACGTGCCACGTTGATACGATCCAATGCACTTGCAACGTTGGTAGCTGTTTTATTACCAAAGTTGGTGATACCAATGCCGGGAACAAATGTAATTGGGTTGATATCTAACTGATACAATACATCTCTCAGGGTTTGGCTTACACCAATGGTTGTAAATTCGCCAGTTTGGCCATTTACATAACCCAACAAGGCTGCATTGTCAATAACACCGCGCAGGGTTCCGGCTGGTGCCAACCAAGGATATGCAATTTCGTCACTGCGAATAATTGTACGAATCATCATGTGGCTTGGTGGTTGGACCACTGGACTACCTGACAGGTCGGTGGTTTGGCAACTTGGATAGAACACACCAAGATATGGATCAAAAGATGCTTGTCCATCGTTTGTAGTTAAGCCAGCACCATCGTTATTGGAGTGCCAGGTTGTAAGCGAAGTGCTGTCTGGGCCTAAACGCAACGGAGTATCACCAATCACAAACGCTGTATTTTTACGATCATTATTGAGTTCAACCATGTTAGGCATCAATTCTGGATACTGTGGGCAAGCAATCAAGTTATACTGACGCTGTTCTTCACGTGCTTGAACACTAGAATCTATTCCACTCTTGAGTGCTGAAACAATAATAGCACGTTGAGCCTGGCGACCCATGTATGGCGAACCGTCATTCCTGTTGCCGCTGGCAGTGACCCAGGTATTAACTCCGCCATTGGCTGCATCTAGTGCGGACCAATATGCAGCATTAGTTGGAGCATATCCTGCGCCAGGAGGTGTATCTAAGCAAACATAAATTGTGCCATTATAGTTAACAAAATCGTTATACATATATGTTGTAGTGCTGCTGTATACAGGAACATAAAAACTAGAAGTATTAAAATAATCGCCCTGGAATTCTTTTACGTTAAATCCGCTACGACGTGTATTCCACAGCAATGTACCTTGTGGATACAGTGTAGGATCTGGCGCATCCAAATCCAAATAATCACTGGTTAATAAACTAGTGATTGACGGGAAAGCATCGGTAACTGGATTGGCCAGACCGTTTGGCGACCAACGAGCATCTGCAAATATAATACCGTTTTGGGTTGTTTGATCAGTATTGTTAATTGTTACCCACTGGTCAACGCCTTCTACATTACTCCAACGATTAATCAATGGATAACTTTCTAAGTCACTGGTATCAATCCATAAGTCACCATACACCAATGGACTAGCAGCTGTATTGGTTTGTGTTGTTGGAGCTGTGGTACTGAATATAGGACCTGCAGCATTGGTCAATGAGAGGTCATCGCCACGAACGTCGTTGGTTACATTTTGATAACCCATCCACGCACCATCGTTTTGTATCATAATGTCAGCTTGTGTAGTTGCTGAATAATACCAATAAGTTCCATTGGCTGGATCCTGATCTGGCCCAGTGTTGCTGGCAGTGTAGGTAAATGTAGGAGCAGTTACCCAATAGCTTAATACTAATCTGGAGCCAGAACCAGCTCGGCAAAATTGAGTGGATGTGGTAAATCCAGCAGTAGTCACTGGAGTACCTGTCAAGTTTGTCAAGGTGATATTTCCGCCTGCGCTGTGAGTAAACACAATGGCGCCAGCACTGTTAACCGAGGCACTTACATACGATGCAAATGCAGAGCTACCAACCGCAGCACTGACTGCTGTTAAGAAGTCAGCTACAGTTGTTCCTGTCAATGTTGCTGTTACAGCCGCGCCCAAGGCAGCTTGACCTGGAACGGTTGCATTAATAGTAAATGTGTTTCCAGATGTAAAAGGTCCAGGTGAATCTGTGGAACCTGTTACAACTGTTGCGCCTGCAGAGTATTTTTCAAACAGCTGAAGTCCCAATGTAGCTGGGTCATTGAATTCCGGGTTAGTTACAGCTATAGTTGTTCCAGCTACAATATTTTTACCACCACCAGATGGATCTAATGTGTAAGTGGCTTCGTTGGCACTTGAATATATGTTGCACGGTTGCTGAACATAGGTACCCAACAAAGTGCTGTATTTTTTAAGTGATAAATTGGCACCAAGGTTCACACTGTTGGTACGTTGCCATACAGAACCGGTCGGAGCTGGTTGTGCGTCTGTGGTTCTCCAACGTGGTGCTGAATAGTTAGGAGCAGCTAAGAATGTAGGAACATAATAAGTGCCGGCTGTGATTCCTAGGTCTGCCAATACTGTTCCGGTTCCAGCAGCAATGACAATGTTAGCATTACTAGCTGAACTGTTGCCATAAATTTGCAATTTGCCATCAACGTATGCAGAATATACACCAGCAATTGTAGCCGAATTAATGGCATTACTAACGCCAGCTACTGTGTTGTTAGGCGAGGCAGGAACTGTAATTGTGATGCCTTCAACAGTAAATGTATTGGCTGCAGTCAATGTAGTCGGTGCCAATGTAGCCTGTACGGTAGGCCAAGCTGTTTGCCAATCGCCGCTGCCAACTTCGACCCAGGTATTATAATAGTCTGACAGTTCAGTTGCAGATGTTTGGCTTGTTGTTGGACCACCGCGCTTGTAATAGCCTGGATTGTTGATGTTAGTAGCTGTGATAGCATAGTCACCAATTGAACCAATGCTTTGTAATGGCACAGTTGAACTGGGTTCAAGTTGTGTGCTGTCTGTTATCACCATTGGAATTTGATTTGTAAATGCCGCGGTAGTTTGATTCCACTGGAACAGTCCCCATAAACTGTTGGTGGTATCTAACCAATAAGTTCCATTAGGAGGAGTGCCAACTGGACGAATCAAACTGGCTGTCAATGCAGCCAGGTCAACGTCAACACGTTGAATATAAGCACGGTTTGTAATTCCCAGGGCACTATAAGCAGCTAGCAAGCCATATTCATTGAGCTCGTAACCATTGATTGGAGTACCAGCGGTGGTTTTGTAGAAGAATGGAACACCGTATGTTGCAGACAGATCACGTTGGCTGGTAATTAAATATACCCGGTTAGCATTAGCTTGTAGCGTGCCTGCGGCAACACCCACGCCTGTGCCAGAAACTTTGTTCTGTGCAGTGGCAAGTAAAATATAAGGAACCGAGTTGACAGCAGCTGGTATATATTGACTTTGGTCAACAACTGTAACTTGAACGCCTGGTGATAAGAGTGCCATAGTGAAAATCCTTTTTTCTAGTTGTTAATATTTATATCAAAAGGCAAAAAGAAGAGGTAATTGCGGCCTTTGGCAAAGGTTTTTATGGTAAATACGTCATGATTAGACCCGTTTGTCCAGCCTGTCGACAACGACCTTGCGCTATTAATTACTATCGTGACGAAGTTGCACACTATCGAAATCGGTGTGGGCAATGCATTGCCAAACATCGTGGTATTAAACCACCTGAGCCTAGGTGGAAGACTGCAGGCTATAAGAAAAAACCTGCGTGTGACCGTTGCAGTTTCAGATCAAAATATGCTAGTCAACTACTGGTCTATCATGTAGACGGAAACCAACATAATGCTGGGCTACGCAATTTAAAAACCATATGCTTGAATTGTGTAGAAGAAATCAAACGGATGGATCGTCCGTGGACACCTGGTGAGCTAGAACCAGATCTTTAATTTGACTATATAAATTATCTAGTCCGTCGGCATTGTTATCAATCACAGCATCAAAATGAGTACCAATCCAAGCAGTTTCACTAGAGTGAACATTGGCCTGTTCTAATACCCGTTTGCTAGTTGCCCAGGTGATATTACTATTGGGTCCTCGATTTGCACTCACAGCCGCATCATACCAAGCAGGTGCCGGACCACGGACAACTCGGATCACAATGCCGCCGGCATTTCTAATACTTTTGATTTCGTTAGGAAAACGACAGTCTGAAATCACCACATCATCTTTGGTTTTGCGAAGTTTATTTTCTAAGGATGCAATCCAAATATCATCGTGAAAACTTCTGCGGGCAACTTCGGTGCCCCATACTTGTAGCACATATCTAGGAGTCAAGTCAGGCATGTTTAGGCGTTCGGCCCACCAAGGATCTACCTGTTCACGCCAGGCTCTAGACTCCTTAGTGCGACCTTCTAGCAGTTCGCGATCCCATCCAAATACCTGTGCTACTGCATCTTTGAGAGCATGGGCAAAACTTTCTCGACGGAACTGGTGTATATTTTGCAAGTAGTCTGCAATGGTGTCTTTACCACTTCCGATTAGTCCACAAATTCCAATAATCATGCGAGCGCCTTTACATTTAATTGTTTGAGAGTTAGTTGTAGCATGTCGATTTGCCTGCGACAATCTTCTAATGCATGGTGTGTTGTTGGTGGTTTGGGCAGTTCAGGCCATAAGCTAAACACAGTACGGCTATCACGCACATTGTAGAACTGCCACGGAATAGGCTTTCCATAACTTTTATAAGCATGTTCTAATATGTTCATGTCATAAGTTGGGCCTTGTGCCCATACTCGTTTGGCATGCCATACTAATTTACCTAGGCTATCCAAGGCCTGATCCAGATCAACTCTACCACCTTCCATGAAGGCTTCTTCACGAGCGGCCGCTGGTTGGGTTGCCCACCAGTCGATAGTGCCTTGTTGTATGCTACGGGTTTCTTGACTTTCCAAAGTGACGCGGGCATAATATTGTTGGTTATAATAGCCGGAGCCAAATGGGTCAAATGCCTGTGCGGCAATAGTTAGAATAGTAGTATCAGGTCCTGTTCCCAGGCCTTCTAAATCGATCATTAGGTCCATACTATGATTATAGCAGGATTTTAGAACTAAGTCTAGTGGGCGTTAACCGATTACCCAGGTAAGTGGCTGTGAGCCATCTACATATCTACGTAGATCTTCCAGCAGGGCATCCATTTGGGTTTGTGCCTCGGCTTTCATTGCGGTACCGTTAAGTGTACCGCCACCTTGTGGCCCGGCTATGGTACCAAATTTTTCACGTGCTTCACCAATGATCATTTTGCAGTTGGCTACCATGTAATCTCGAATCCATTGTTGGATTTGGAAATCGCTGAGTAAATTGAATTCAGGTTTTAAATTGTAAGTCCACAACAATACCGCTTCACCGGTGCCTTTGGGATCTCGAATCAATTGTAATTTTTTGGTCACTGGATTATAAGTGTAATTCATGTAGGCACCAAACATACGTCCAGCTAACTCTACATACTGGCTATAGAAATCATAGGTAGCAAGGCCGCCAGCCACGTTGAAGTTCATTAGATACACATTCATTGACGCTTGACTAAACGGGTCAAAGTTTGATGCAAACGGACCAGTCGAATCACCAAATGTTCTACGGAAAATTTGTCGCACTGTGATAACTTCTTGCGGCATATCATAGATATTCACATTGGTTACCAGTTCTAAAAAGCTGTAGCTTTCTTCATAGGCGTTTTGTGCTCTTTGACGATATACACCAATGGTGCGTTGATAAGCTGCTTCGTAGTGTTCAGCATCCAACTCAAGATCGATAATCTGTGCGCCCAATTGTAATTGGACATAATCAAAAAGATTCTGTTTTAATGTATCTAAACTAGATTGATTTTCTAAGGCCATGTAGGGAAGCTCCGTTCCCTGTATTTAGTAGTTTTACCAAGCCCAGAGGATGATCAAGTTGTCGTTGCCGCGTCCGTTCCACTTGGTTTCTGTAGCGTTAATCGCGCCAAATGCTTTACGAGCCGCTGGTTTTCCACCGCCGGTAACTGCTTTGAGTTGTTCTGCAGGCTTACGTAGGGTTTTTTGCACAGTTTGTTGAACATCAAACGCTACCACAGCCGATCCTTTAACAGTAAAAGTTCCTACATGACTATCAGCCATAACATGGATCAGTTTGCGTTTGGCTGTGTCATATAGCCAAGCTTCAGAGGCTCCAACCAGCTTGGTAACCGGTTCAGATTTGAGTTTGAGCTCGGCAAATTCTTTGAGGAACTTAAAGTTACGGGTAAGTTTTTCTGGGCTGACAGCTTTCTTGGCACGTGGCTTGCGTTCTACTTTTTTCAGCTGAACGTAGCTGTTACAATCGTTGATCACAGTTTCGCAGAATTTTACACAATTACGAAGTTGTATTTTTGTGAGATGACTATAACCCTCAACCAACTGAGCATCTTTGCCTTCTATCACTTCCGTGAATTCTTCCAGTCGCAATACCCAAACTCGTGAAACTGTGCCGATCATGTTAGGGCTAATGTTCATGCCACGCATCAGCATCAATGGTTTATAATCTGCTGACATTTTTGCACCAGCATCAACAAAGTCGTCAAACATGGCTTCAAGCTCACCACAACACTCTGAAACTTTTTCACGCAGGTGGTCTTGAATTGTAAGTTTTGCTACCGCGGCGTCAGCATCAACTTCGGCTTGTGCTTTTTTGGTTTCTTGCTTTGCTTTGAGCATTTCATTGAGTTGCCCATCAATGTTCTCTTGTTCGTGTTCTTTTAATACCAAACCAATCAAAGTCATACGGCACACCCATGCCGGTGTAAGCCGAATTTGACTGTCTGGAATGCCGCGCATCGTTTTGGCGTCTTTTGTTCGACCATTGTGCTCTAGATAATGGCACAACATATCCTTGGCATCTTTTTTACCATAGTGATAATTATACCAATGGAATGCGTTGGCCAGTGCGCTGACGCGATTTTCATCCAGCGGTTGCGTTTTCCACTCAGGCTCAAACCCTATGTATTTGGTTTCAGCGCCTTTGGGGTTTAGTCGTTTAATTTCGTTTGTTTTAGCCATACTTGTCGTTGTTTTTACCATAGTTGTATTGTATGCGAAAAGATACTATTTGTCAACCGAGCAAATTGGCAAAGGTTATGTGCTGTTCTAAATTTGTAAGTAAATCGTTTACTTTTTGGACCAGTTCTTTATAGCGTAATGTTTCTCGTTTGAGTCTGCGACATTCTACACTTTCCATATCTGCAGCCACAATAGCAATATCAATGGCCTTTACCATTTTAAGCAGATCGCGTCGAGCCACCTTATTTTGGACGTTGGCTATGGCTCGTTCTGCAAGGTCTAGGCGTTGGAATAATTCGTCCATGTTTGTAATTATACGAGCTTTTGAGTTTCAAGTCAATCTAACCCATAAATACATGATAGATGGAGAAATTATGAAAACACTACGAGAAATGATGGATATTGTGGAGGGCAACGCTACTATAGTTTCAGATAACGATTTAGCCGGTTTGATTCACGACATTGTAATTCATTTAATATTTAATAAACAATCAATGTCTATTAGAGACAATGATCCTACGCTAGTTACAAAAGAAGTTAAAAAAGCATATAAACTAGAAGGTATTCCTTTTACACAAAATGATTTAGATCGTGTAAGTATGTTATTTCCCAAGGTAATGAAAAAATTACGTAAAGGGTTTTCTGAAGAATCTAGCCCAGATAACAACAATTAATTTATAATGTTTACTACTAACAAATACACCCGCTGGTATTACGATATTGTTGATCGTGCAAAAGAACGATCACTATCCACCTACACAGAAAAACATCATATTATTCCAAAAAGTTTAGGTGGAAACAACAGTGTAGAAAACTTAGTAGAACTAACTGCTAAAGAACATTTTATCTGCCATTGGTTGTTGACAAAGATGGTAGATAACAAAAAACACAAATATCAAATGTGGAATGCGTTTAGTTGTATGTTATATCGGAAAAATCCTAATCAAGAACGATATAGAGTATCGAGTAGGGTATTTGAAAATATTAAATCTGCCGGTGCAAAAATTAAGAGTGAGAAATTTTCTGGTGTGAATAATCCCATGTATGGAAAACGCGGCGACCTAAATCCATTGTATGGTAAAAAGAAAAGTGCAGAACATTTAATTAATCTAAGTGAGGCACACAAGGGAATTATTAGAACTCTCGAGTCTCGATCTAAGCAAAGCGTTTCTATGACCGGCAAAAAACAGACACAAGAACACATTGAACAAAGAAAATGTATCGGCAAAAAAAACGGAAGATTTGGTTACAAGATGACAGCAGAAGAAATTGCACAACGTACGGTCACTATGCAAAAAAATAAACTTGCTAAGAAATTAGCGCAGGAGAATCAAAATTCCTAGGCTTTCGCTTTATCGCCCAAACAGAACTGCTGACTATCAATTCTTTGATCGCACAATCAAAGAGATGTTTACTGTTGGCGGACTAGACATTTATATTCACAAATATCTTGGACCCATTGTAGATCCAGATCAAACCAACACGCCAGGTGATGCTACCTTGCCCACGTACGATACTACCAATCCTATGTTTATTGAAGATTTGCTGTTGTTAGAAAATCGTGATCGAGCCTATGACCCAGACGTGTATGTTATGCGTGGTGTTTATCGCACACAAGATGTTGATTTTGATCTAACACAGTTTGGCTTGTTTTTAAACAACGATACCCTGTTTATTACATTCCATTACAACAACATGATCGACACCTTTGGGCGCAAGCTCATGGTAGGAGATGTAATCGAAGTTCCCAATTTAAAAGATTACCATCCGCTAGATAAAACTATTCCCAATGCGTTGCCTAGGTATTATGTAATACAAGATGGCAACTATGCGTCTGAAGGATTTAGTCAAACTTGGTTGCCGCACTTGTGGCGAATTAAGGCCACACCGATGGTCAATGCCCAAGAGTTCAGTCAAATCATCAACCAACCATTTATGCCAGAAAACATCTGGGATCCAGGTAATTTTTACCCTGGTGGTGAAACGGTCAACAATGGTGGAACTTATTACACGGCACTACAAAATGTACCACCAGGAACTGACATTACTGATACCGATTATTGGCAAGAAGTCGTTACACCAGCTACGGTAGGCGACCGGATGAGTACCAGACCTAAAGATCTGGAAATTAACGATGCCCTGTTGGTTCAAGCACAAGCCGATGTTCCGCTCAGTGGTTATGACGTTACAAAATTCTATATATTACCAACCACAGACAATGGACAACCTGGCGGTGCTGGTCTTACTGCCGATGATACCTATGCCACAGTAGACAGTACCGCAGGTGGTGAAGGCAATAGTCCCAAGAGCTTTGGTTATACTATGGGTTACTTAACCGGTGATGGTCAAGCACCAAATGGTTTGCCTGTAACACCGGGTGTAAGTTTTCCGCCTAACCCGGTGGCAGGAGATTATGCACTGCGTTTGGATTATTTCCCCAATCGTTTGTTTAGATTCAGTGGCAGGTCTTGGGTCAAAATTGAAGATAATGTCCGTACCGATCTTGACTTGGCTTCGGGTGCATTGACTCAACGTGCCAGCTTTGTTAATAACACCTATACTGTTGCTACCACAGATCAAGGCAATATTCCAAGTCGCCAGAGTCTTAGCCAAATACTCAAACCACAAGCCGACAACGGCAACCAGGGTGGCAATATTATGCCACCTAACCCAAGACCTCCAGGACGATAATGCATATCTATACAATTAAAAATCTTGTTAATGGCAAAATGTATGTAGGGCAGACTATTCAAGCCAATGCTAAGATGCGGTGGTATGCTCACTGTGATATGGTTCGTAAAGGTAAAAAAAGTTATCTCTATGATAGTATGCGTAAGCACGGTATCGAAAACTTCTTGTGGGAAGTTGTTGATCAGACTGATACAGTAGAAAAATTAAATGAGTTAGAAACCGCGTGGGCTAACAAATTACGTGCCCAAGGAATCACATTGTATAATAATAGAGAAACCGGTGGTAACAAACTACATAGTGTAGCAAGCATTGAAAAGATGAAACGAGTCCATAAATTAAGACACGCTAATAATGTTATCGGCGGATGGAAAAGACGAGATGGCGGAGCTATGAAGGGTAAGATGCACAAAGAAGAAACTAAAATATTAATGAGTCAATCCGCTTATACAAGAGAAGCTCGTAAAAGAGGAGACCTGTAATGGCCGCCTATTTTTATGACGAACAAATTCGTCGTTTCTTACTACAGTTTGCTAGAATCTTCAGTAACTTCAGTGTCGAGTACGGCCGAAATCAATCAGGCAAAAACGATACCTTGATTCGTGTACCGGTTCGATATGGCGATGCCAGTCGTCAGGCACAAACAATCATGCAACAAAACTCAGCCAACGATATGCCGTCGACTCCGTTGATGACATTTTATGTCACTGGTCTTGATTACGATCGTCCAAGGATACAAGAACCTAATTTTGTAAGCAACATACAGGTTCGCCAGAGAGCTTACGACGAAGCTACCGACAGCTACGAAACCACACAGGGTAATGCATTTACTATTGAACGTCTAATGCCTGTGCCATACAAGTTGACCATTGCCTTGGACATATGGACATCAAACACCAATCAAAAAATGCAGTTACTGGAACAAATCCTAGTGTTATTTAATCCCAGTTTAGAAATACAAAGCACAGACAATTATATTGACTGGACTAGTCTTACGGTGTGCAATCTTGAATCAACCAAATGGAGTAATCGAATCATTCCTATAGGACAGGACAATCCCATAGACATAGCTACACTTACGTTTAGTATACCAATTTGGTTGTCAAGTCCGGCCAAGGTCAAGAAGTTGGGTGTGGTTGAACGCATTGTTATGAGCGTGTTTGATGCCAACGGTGATGCCAGCAATGCTATCCTTGACAATGATTTATTATTGGGTACTCGGCAAGTGATTACTCCATACGGATATCAGACCTTGTTGATTGGCGGAAGTCCTGGAACTGTTGGCCGATTACAGGCCTTACGTGAACAACAAGTTGTAGACCAACCCAACGCCAGTTTGAATCCTCCAAGTAGCCCAGACAGTAATCTGCTGTGGCACAATGTTGTTGGCGTATACGGTGTGTTAAGAGATGGTATCAGTTATATCAAATTAGAACAAGACGATGGTACTGAGGTCATAGGTCATGTCAGTTATGATCCTACCGACGACAGATTTTTGCTGTTTACTGTGGATGCTGGATCAACCCCTAGCAACACGTTGGAACCAGTTTTGTCTGTGATTGATCCGCTGCGCAGTGGTCCGGGTGCAGGATTAGCCTCTGCTGTTGCTGGTCAAAGATATTTGTTCACCGAAGACACTGGAACATTTAATGAAGGTTATGCTGAAGCCTGGGCCGGAGTAGATGGACAACCACTGGTTGCTCGAGCCAACGATATTGTGGAATATGATGGCACCAGGTGGCAGATTTCTTTTGGCAGTGATTCAAGTCCAGATAATATACAGTATGTCACAAATATCACAACAGAAATACAATACCAATGGACCGGCACAGCGTGGATCAAATCATATCAGGGCCTATACTCTGGGGGCACCTGGTGTCTAGTATTGTAAGCGCAGTAGGTGTTTGGTTTTACTCTGTCGATACTCGTCGATATCTATATCTCATGCGTAACGATCCAAAGCACCCAGGATCATGGGGATTGCCTGGTGGGCGTGTAGAAGCAAGTGAAACTTTAATGACTGCTATCACTCGAGAGTGTGAAGAGGAACTGGGATCAATGCCCAATTATGTGCGTATGCTTCCGTTAGAAAAGTTTACTACCGTAGATTCAGGATTTGAATACCATACATTTTTTTGCATTGTGAGTCAAGAATTTCAACCCGTACTAAATCATGAACACATTGGCTATGCATGGATTGATTCCGGCACATGGCCCAAGCCCATGCATCCAGGACTATGGTCTACTGTGAATTTTGAAGCGGTGCAAAATAAAATACTAACTATTGAGACCAGCGTTTATACATCACAATAACTGATGAACTCAGGATAAGTTATAGTATGAGCATTAAAACAGTCAACCCAGCTGTCGGGCATACGCGAATTTTCGCCTACCAAATAAAATTTAACGCCTGGGTAGGCCAAAAACACTTCAGCAAGTTGTGCTTCCCAATTTAACGAATTGCCTGGTGTTTCATCTGTGTAGCCCAATAAAAATATTTCTTGGTGCCCATCAAATGCAGCCAGATACACTGCAATAATCATATCAATCAATCTGGGTTTATACGGAATTAAATAAAATTCTCCTGGGCTAGCAATACAATTACGTGCAGTAGTATACACAATATTGTCTCGTTGGTACCCTGTTTCTAAAATTTTACTTAAATTATCGGTGCTGGTTTCTACCGCAAAATCCAAGCGCATTTGTTGAGCAATAACACCTGTGCCGTAGGTTTGTAGTTTTTTACTGCCCAACAGGCCGCCACGGTGACGTTGTAATCTAGTATAATCAAACTGCCAACGATCTAGATCACTGCCAATGCAGGCTGCGCGACCTGACAGGTGATGATTTTCAATAGGGTTTGGAATCCATTCACGTGTTTCTTTTTTTTTGCTGGCGCCCCATCGGGTTTCTAATATTACAAATTCGCCAGCGTAGTCTGTGCGATACCTAGCTTGCATCAGGTTCTGCCTACTGCTACTTCTATTGTGCCAACTTCGGTTGAATTGTAATTTTCCAATGCCTTGCCAATGATACAACCCGGTTGGTATTGACTCATGTCCAATACAGTAGCCACACCAGCATGTAGGCCACTGGCAACCAAACGATCACCTTTGACAATAGCGCCAATCACACGGCACGGCACACGGCCGGTAAGTGCTACTGCTACGGCATTGATTTCGCAAGCAATAGTTGAGTTCATTAGGTAACTTGGATTGGTAGAAATGATACCAGCTACACGAGTGCTGTGACTTTCAGTAGTGGCAGTAACTTCTGATGTGCCTCCAAACTCTACTACAGTACCAGGTGCATAATCAGAGTCTGCACAATACATTTCTGCCAAGTCAGCGTATTGAGCTGAAGTGGCTTTGGCAAACACTGTGTTGAAATAAAGAGATGCACTACCAACGTTACCTGTGCCATTAGCACCTGTATTGACAATGCTATTGGTATAGATTGAACCAACATGGCCGCTTGCTGTTACGTTGCCGGTAACGCTTAACGGAATTGACATGTTCCAAGCTGTGGCTGCATTGTTAAAAGTTAATGTAGCATATTCGGCTCCGGCTGGCCCAACACCTAAACCTCCACCGTTGGCTGCAGAAGATGTGGCCGCATTGTTGGCCACATTGATAAACAAATCATTTGTAGTAACTGTGTTACTATTAATAGTTGTAGTTGTACCTTGGACTGTTAAATTGCCAGCAATAATAACATTACCATCTGTGCCGCCTGCACCGTTGGGATCAATATATAATGTTGGCCCGGTGCTGACAATGTTTGCACCGGTAATGGTAATGTTACCGTTAGTGATGTTGCCGCCGGTTATGTTACCGCTTGTGCTGTAGCTGCCTGCGGTGCTTGCACCGGTAACTGCGATTGCACCACCAGTTACAATATTACCGCCTGTGACATTGCCTGTTACGCTTAAACTTGTTCCATTGTATATTTTGTTGGCAATTGTTTGAACACAATTTTGTCCAACCATTGCGAACCCACCCAGTGTAACAGCATCCGCAACACGCAACACATTAAGAGTGGTGTCAACAGAGATTTCACCATTGGCTCCAAGAAAATTGTTGTTTTGTGCGGTTGTTCCGCGTCTAAATTGGACTACTGTTGGCATGACTTATCCTTATATACTGTTATATTTATGCACCGACCCAAGCTTCACCAGTAGCCAAATCGTTATAGCTAAATGGGCCTTCTGCATTACAGTCAAATGTGCCTGCTATAGATACTCCAAATGCGTCAGTAGTGGCTGCATCACTTACACTGCCGTAATCGCCAAACGGAAAGTCTGTTTGTGTTCCGTATGCCAATGTATTCCAACCCACACCGTCAAAAGTTTCAAAAGCACCAGCAGTAGTGTTGTAGCGTATGGCACCCTGGACTGCACTGCGCTGGGCAGTTGTGCCCACTGGTACTGCAAAGCTACCTGTATTATTAATAACAAGATCGCCACTGGCGTTTTCAGTAATAATACTGTTACCTAAGTAGATAGTGTTGCCAGTTAGATATAAATTACTCCAGCGATTGGTTGCGGTTCCTAGACTGTATACATTTGATACAGCCGGAATAAGGTTTCCATTGAAATATGCGCCGGTGTTAGAAAACACTGCCACATTGCTGGTGCCACCTATGCTGATGTTGGCATTGCCACCGCTGGTGCTGACATTGACTTCGCTGGTTCCATTGTAAATCTTGCTGGCAGTAATACCATTGGCATAAAATACATTACCTAGAATATAGTTGCCAGTTACATTGCCAGTTGCGCTGATTGATCCGCCGGTTAAAATATTACCGTGTGTGGCATTACCCGTACTGCTCATTATACCAGCAGTTAAAATATTACCACCGGTAACGTTTCCGCCTACAATCACTGCACCAGCTTCTGTTACAGTAAGATAGTTGGTAGTAGCATTGAATCTAATTACCACATTACCGTTGCCGGTAGAATTATCACTGCCGATTAACCAGCGTTCAACTCCGACCTTTTGCATCAGCAAGGCACCGTATTGAGTGTTGGCCGAATTGGTATAGATTATTGCCGGGCTTGTTTTGGTGTTTGTGCCGGCAACAATATTGGCATCTGTATTAATTGATCCGGTGGCAGATATTACACCCCCGGTTAGAATGTTGCCACCAGTGACGTTACCTGTGATACTTGTAGTTCCAGAAGTAACAGTTCCAGTTGAACTTATGGTCAATACGTTGGCTGTGCCAGCACTACTGACAGTAACATTGGCGTTTGAGAATACTCTTACATTGCTCGAGCCACCTGATATAGAATTTGCACTGTAGTTTTGTGTAAAAGTCAGTGCTGTTGTGCCAATTGTAATAGGATCATCAGTGATCAGTTTCCATTGTGTATCTGCGTATGTGGCACCTTCGGTGACCATTACAATCATGCCAGCTTCTATTTCGCCATTGTCATTGCCGTCACTAGTTCTGGCCCAGGTTCCGTTTGCGCCAGAACCCACAGTAACCACATAGTATAGGCCATTTTGGCTACCTGTACCTTGTGCTGTGACCAGCACACGGTCGCCGGTGGTAAGACTAACACCATCTACTGAACTAGGAGCACCACCACTCAATGAGACACTGACTGTAGTCACAACTCTTGTGGCTTGTTTATAGTCTAAATTAAATATCTGCGCGGCACGTGGCTTGGTTAATCCCATTGTAGTTCCATTAATATCTAATATTTAGCCAAAAAAATAGGACTCCGTAGAGTCCTATTTTGAGCAGTTTCCTGCTTAGAAGCGTCCGACTACCACTTCAATTGTACCTTCTGCACCATCAAAGTCTTCCAGTGCTTTACCAATTACTGAACCAACCTTAGGATCAGCTTCGGCTCTAGCGCGGCCTAGACCAGCAGCAACCATCAAGTCGCCCTTGCGAACTGGACCAACCACCATACAAGGCACACGACCTGTCAATGCTATGGTAGCCACATGAGCCGCTTCCAACCCACTGTTCATGGTGTAACTTGGATTGGTAGATACCACACCAGCAACCTTGCGATCGCCATCTATTGCATCAACTGTAACTTCTGCTGTGCCGCCAAATACTACTACAGTGCCTGGAGCATATTCAGCGTCAGCTGTGTATTTCTCTGCCAAGTCAGCGTATTGTGCTGATGTGGCTTTGGCAAATACAGTGTTGAAGTAAGTGGTTGATGATCCAATGTTACCAACACCGTTGGCCCCGGAGTTGACCAAGTTGCCTAGGGTCACGTTGCCGGCTACACTCAATCCACTGGCACTGCTAAATGTGGCTATGGCAGTAGGAGTTATAGCTCCTGATGCTGTGGTAAACACAGACACGTTGGTAGCGCGACTGCTGTCTGTGAAGTTTTCTGCGGCTACTAGGTCTACACGACCGGTTGAACTGTTACCAAACTGTAGGGTTCCGCTACTGAATCCACGTCCGGTAAACTGAGCAATGGTGTCGCCTGACTGTGTCTGTGTAGGACTGGCCGCTGTGCCTCTGGCTGCACGTCCAGTAAACGCCACGTATGCGCCTGTACCAAATGTGTCTTGAACAATACGAGTTTGTGTGGCATCTCCACCGGTAACGTGTATGTCTGTTCCCAGAGCCGTACTGTTACCAGTTACTGGATAACTTACAGGTTGTGATATTCCTACAATTACCAGTCTACTGTCAGGAGAAGTTATGCCGCCTATGCTTATGTTGCCGGCTGTGCTGGTAATAATATTACCAGCAGCACTTATATAACCGCCAGTCAAGATGTTACCACCAGTGATGTTACCTGCTACACTGCTTGTAGTAGTTGCACCGGCCAACACAGTTTGTCCACCAGCTGGGTTGGTCAACACAATACTTGTAGCATTAGCACTGATCTGAGCATTGCCCAAATAGATTGTGCTGTTGCTCAAGTATAAATCTTTCCAACGCTGTGTTGCACTACCCAAGTTGTAAGTAACGTTGCTCAACGGTAAAATGTTGGCGTTGGCGATCATGTCTGTTCTGGTAAACAGAGTCATGGTGTCATTGCTACCCACGTCAATGTTTACGTTGCCATTGACCACTGGTATTTGAACAGCACTGTTACCATTTTGGATCTGGTTAGTGGCCACGTTACCAAGGATGGTAGCATTGCCTGTTACGTTCAAATCACCTACCACGTTGGCTGAACCAGTTATGGTAACAATGTTTGTGGTGTCACTGACTCCAACTGAAGCATTGGCGCTGACGTTTGTTAAACTCAACAAGGTTGTGGTTGTGGTCAATGCACGAACGTCAATCAAGTCGCCTGTAGCAGGAGCTTCTGTAAATGTCAATGTTACTCCGCTGACACTGTAAGCTGAACTTGGAATCTGCAACACACCGTTAATACTGACAATTGTTGAGGCTGTGGTTGAACTATTGGCCAAGGTAAATGCAGTGTTAGATCCATCACCATTGAACTGTTGATCAGTAATCACAGTAAAGATGGTAGAACCTACACCTTGCCAAGCACTGTTGTTGTAAATTTCTAAACTGTTGCTAGTGCTGTTGAAACGCAACATACCTGTAACGCCTGTGCCCGGACGCTGGCCTTGTGTACCAGCTGGAATCAAGATTGAGTTGGTTGAGTTAAATGCCACAACAGCATTGGTAGTCTGTGTGCTGGAACCAAAGCTGGCTGTGTTTGTAAAACCATTGACGAAGAACACATTGGCACCAGTTCCGCTTACACTGAAGTTTGTGTTGGCGCCAGCACCGTTGACAGCAATAGTGCCACCTGGGTTCAGCATGTTGACACTGTTGCCAGTGATAACAATGTTTGCAAATGTTCCACTGCCGGTAGCACTAACTAATCCACCTGTCAAAACATTACCACCTGTAATATTAGCAGTGGCACTTACTAGACCGCCTGTTAGGATGTTAGCGCCAGTGATATTGGCGCCAGAAGTAATTGTGCCGGTTGCACTAACTAATCCACCTGTCAGGACGTTGCCACCAGTTACGTTGGCAGTGGCACTTACTTGTCCGCCTGTTAGGACATTACCACCGGTAATGTCCCCTGTGACACTTGCAGTACCGCCAGTGGCCAAGTTGCCACCTGTGATAGTAGCTGTGGCTGAAATTAATCCGCAGGTTACAATATTACCACCGGTTACGTTACCGGTAGCACTGACTTGTCCACCTGTTAAGATATTACCAGCTGTCAAGTTGCCGCTTTCTATTTCATTGCCAGTTAGAATCAAGTTGGCACCGTAGATGTTACCGCTGGTAGAAATGATACCGGCTGCTACAATATTACCGCCACTTACATTGGCCGCGCTGGTAATGTTACCAGTGGTGCTTACGCTTGTGCCTGTGATGATACCGCCCACTGTAGAGGCAGCTGTTACTGCGCCTGTTACACTTAGACTTGTGCCGGTTGCCGCACCAATGTTAGGTGTGGTCAAGTTGGCACCGGCTTTGACAATAATATTTCCAGAACCGTCAAATGCTGTGGTATTTTGATCTACCTTGGCATTGAACTGTGTGCCAATCAAACTTAAACCAGCACTGGTGTTGGCTGTGTAACTACCTGCACCAGAGAACTGTGTAAAGATAATCTGCGTTGTTCCAATAGTGACCGGAGCATTTGTGGTACAGACCCAGCCAGTATCGGCATTGACTGATCCGTCTTCAACGAACGTAAATGCACTTGGAATTTCAGCGGGTTGGTTGAAATCTGCGGCGCGAGTCAATACCGCAGCCACGCCAGGAGCGCCTGCTGTGGTTACAACATAGATACCGTTGAATGCTGCTGATTGTGTGGTATTGTTTACAAATGCACCAACTTCGTTCTTGATCAGCACACGAGCATTGGCACTTACTACTGATCCATCAATGGTCAAATTACCAGTGGCAGTCAATGTTAGTGTTGCGCCTACACCGCTAGTTCCGTTGTTATAAGTATACGGAGCCAAGTTAGCTGTTGTAGCATAAACCACAGAAGCCTTAGGATCAAGACCTTGTGCCACTGTGTCAACATAAACTTTTGTTGCGGCATCTTGATCTTGTACCGGGTCTGCCAGGTTGTTGATGTTTTTACTGCTCATCAATACGTTACCACTTGGGTTCAGTGTAATTGTTCCACTGGCAGCTGTAACTGTCACGTTGGTAGCACTGTAAAGTGTAGTAGTATTGACGTTACCGCCGGTTACGTTACCGGTAGCACTGACTTGTCCACCTGTTAAGACGTTGCCACCAGTGATATTGCCTGTGGCACTTGCTGTGCCACCTGTGGCCAAATTGCCACCTGTAATAGTAGCAGTAGCACTGATCAGGCCACCTGTTAAGACGTTGCCACCAGTGATATTGCCTGTGGCACTTGCTGTTCCACCTGTGGCCAAATTGCCACCTGTTACTGTGCCAGTGGCACTGACTTGTCCACCTGTTAGGAGATTGGCGCCGGTAATGTTGGCACCCGATGTGACTGTACCAGTGGCACTAATCAAACCGCCTGTGAGCAAGTTACCACCAGTGACGTTACCCGATGCACTTAATGTTGAAAGATTTATAGCGCCACCGGTGGTGCCGTCTGTGGCAGTGACCGACAAGGTGTTGGGTGTGCCAGGAGGTTGTTGCAACTGAACGTTGCCCATGTAAATGGTATTGCCAGCAAGGTATAAACTCTTCCATTGGTTGGTTGCACTACCCAAATTGTATGTCACGTTGGCTGTAGGAACAATGTTGCCTGTGGCATTTACGTTTGCACCTGAAATATTTCCAGTGGCCGAAATCAAACCACCTGTCAACAAATTACCACCTGTTACTGTGCCGGTAGCACTGATTAAACCTGGGCTCAAAAGATTGCCAGTGGTAATGTTGGCAGTAAAGTTGGCAGCACCAACCACGTTGCCGACTAAACTTGTAGTACCTTCATGAGTGGTATTACCACTGTGCAAGTTGGCATAAGTGGAGAGTGTAAATGTTGTGTTGGAAACTGTGGTGCTACTGAGGGCTGTAACGAATTCTTTTTGGCTTTCTTTCCAGGCCAAAACAGCCGATTGTTGAGTACCGCGCAGACCGATGGTACCAATGTCCAGTGTAGGAGTACCAGTTGTTTGTCCGTCTGCCAAAGTGATCAACGGATCTTGAATTAAAGTGTTAACTGTGTCAACGCTGGTTGTATTACCTTGAACTGTCAAGTTACCTGTAATAGTAAAATCACTAGCATAGGTCAAATTGTTAGCAAGTCGAGTAGCAGTAATCGAGTACGGCTGTATTTTTGTACCAGCGTTGATACCAACTATGGTATTACCGCTTGCGGCGTCAGTTACCTGATTATTATTAATTCTAGTTACGGCCATTATAGTCTCCAGTTGGCTTCTTCTTACCACACATTCACTGCAAATGCAGTGAAATTATAAACTTTTCCGGTGTTAAACATCGTTAAACACAGGGTATGCTTTTATTTACCACGGCCGTGAGAAAACGGTTCTCTGTGCCAATTATTCACTGTAGAGTTAATATGTGTCGAGAACTATGTGGGGGGGTTATAAATTGTAGAATAACGATTGTGTGAATACTTATTTATCTCGTATCACAAGAATCTGACGTCTATAACATCGCCTGTTTGCGGTGCTTCTGTAAACACCAAATTGGTACTAGGACTAGGTGTCATAGCATAGGATTGATCAGGAATTTGCGTAATACCATTCAGCATGACCAGGGCCGCTGCGGTGGTTGTGCTACGATTTAGGGTAAATGAGGTAGCAGTTCCGTTGCCATTGAGTGTTTGATTAGTCACTGCTTGACTGGTAGAATTCCAAGCATTACCGTTGTAAACTTCTATCAGTCCAGTGGTTGTGTTGAATCTTGTGGTGCCTGTTGAGGCTGGGCTAGGACGTTGGGCAGTATTGCCCACTGGCAATATCAGGCCAGTTGTGGTATCGATACTGACTACACCAGTGCCAGTAGGCTGTAATGTAATTGTAGCATTGGCCAAACT